AGAAGTATTAGTTGCAACTATTTTTAACGGAAAAACTTTTACTTGGGACGCAGGTGCAGCTGCACCTAGAGGAAACAGAGCTTCTCAAACTACAACTAATTTTAATACGACGAATAATCCTACAGCTAGCAGATTAACTTTAGTATCTGATAGAGATCGACACTTATTTCATTTTGGAACTGAAACAACTATTGGAGATTCATTAACACAAGATCCAATGTTTGTAAGATTTTCTAATCAAGAAGATTTAAACACTTATGCGCCATCATCTACCAACACCGCGGGTTCATTTAGATTAGATACTGGTAATAAAATTGTAGCTGCTATTCAAGGTAAAGATTATGTCTTTGTATTAACTGATCAAGCAGCTTATGTAATTCAATTCGTAGGTCCACCATTTACTTTCTCTGTAAGACAGGTAGGTACGAATTGTGGATGTATCAGTTCTAAAGCTGTGTCCTACGCAAACGGAGCTGTATGGTGGATGTCAGCTGAAGGAGGATTTTTTGTATTTGATGGTACAGTAAAATCACTACCGTGTTTAGTTGAAGACTTTGTATT